TTTTACGGGAACTTAACACAATTAAAAGACAAATTTGCAGATGATAAATTGCAAGTTGTTTTTGAAACTACTTTAGGTCAAGCATTAAACCATACTTACGATGCATCAAACATTCAAACAAGAATAACTTCAGGTAGTACTTATGATGTAAGATATCCATTAATTGCAAATGATAGAACATTTAGATACAACGATGCAAGCCCCGATGATGTAACTACTAATGGTGGCGCTATTGTATGGACTGATTTATTTCCGGCAGTAAGAATAAATAAAATTTTAGAATTAATTGAAGATAAATATGATATTGATTTTACCGGTTCATTCTTAACTTACAATCAAATAGTAAAACTATGGATGTTGTTAAAGAATGCAGAATTACCAAGAGCATATTCGCAAGGATTGAATGTTAATTTCTTAACTACTTCGGGTGTATCTTTTCCTGAGTTAAATTTAACAACTGATGTTATAACTACAAATTGGGATGCGGGGTTTTTTGGTTCATCAGGGCCGCAAAGGTTAATATTAAAATATAAACTTACACCTAATTTAGCTACTATAAATACAATTTACAAAATAGAATTATTTGTAGACGGTCAAGTATTTAGCACTTTTGAAAATTTAAGTGGCGAAAATGAAATAATTTTATACAGTCAAACAAGAAGTGAAGACCCTGACAACCACGAAATGTATATTCGTGTTTCATCATTAGGTAGTTTAACTTTTAATAGTAGATTAGAATATATTAGAAGAAGAAGCGGAGATGTAGTTTCTGTAGCTTCAAACACTACCGGACAAAGTATGTCATTCATTCAAAATATTGCTGCTTATGTACCTGACATTAAAGTTTCTGATTTCTTTATGGGGTTGGTTAAAATGTTTAATTTAATTATAACACCAACAGATAGTAGAACGTTTAAATTAGAACCTTTAGAATTATACTATCAGCAAGGACAAATAAAAGATTTAACAGAATACATTTATTCAGATGAAGCAGATATTGAAAAGCCAAAATTATTTAAGTCAATAGAATTCACTTATGAAAAGTCAGAAAACATTTTAAACAATGCTTTCAATGATTTATTCAGTAGACAATATGGTGATTTGATTTATAATTCTGCTACAACTGCCGATAGTGGTAAGTATGAAATTAAACTACCATTTGAAGATGTTATTTGGGAACGAGCAACAGGTAGTAATTTTATGACTGCTACGCTTTTAAATAAAGATTTGCAGCCATATACACCGAAGCCTATATTGATGTATGAAAATGGAATAGAAACAGTATCACCAACAATTAAACTTGATGTTGGTTCGGGTTTTAATTCATTATCTACTTATATGAGATTCAGTAACGAAGTTAATTTAGCTGCTACTGATTTAAGTTATTTATATTCCTTAAATTTTGGCAATGAAGTTTCACCTTGGTATTTAGCTAATGCACCCCAAGGATTATATAAAAGACATTACGAACAATACATTGCTAATTTATACAACCAAAAAACAAGGGTTGTAAAAGTAAAAGCAAAGTTAGAACCTTTAGAATTAACATCATTAAAATTAAATAACAGAATTATAATTAGGGATAACAGATATATTATAAATTCATTTACTACAGATTTAACTAATGGCGAAGCATCATTTGACTTAATAAACGATTACAGAGCATTAGGATATAATTCAGTTGGGTATAGATTTGCCAATATAGAAATGGCAAACGTAGATAATACTGCTCAAGAATTTCAAGTTGATGTTTATATGGGGTTGTTTGCTAATGCAGTTGTAGCTACAGAAACCGGTTGGGCAAGTTGGTCAGGTAGTGGCTTACAAACTTCAGACTTTAGTGTTAATGTTTCAATAGCAGCCAATGCAACCGGATTAGAAAGAAGTAAAAACTTTGAAATTAAATTTGAAGATTTTGATGGTAATATAGTATTCGCACAAATTCCTTTAACTCAAGATTTATGATAAAATTAATATTAGAAATGCTACAATTAAATGAGCATTACGGACAATCGGAAACAATAGAAATTGCTAAAGGTAAATATGAACTACCGAAAACTTGGAAACAAACATTTAAACAAATAAAAAGGGAATGGAAAACAAAGAGATAAATTTAAAAATCAATTCCAATATTGACGTCATATCTAAAGACATAAAATCTTTAAATAAAAATTTAGATAAAACAACTGATGAAGTAAAAAACGTTGGTAAAAGCACAAAAGAAGTTGAGAAAAGCACCAAATCATTAGCTGATGGTTTTAAAGGTGTAGGACTTGCAATTAAAGCAATGGGTATTGGATTAGTTATTTCTGCAATGGGAACGTTGAAAGAAATATTTATGAGCAATCAAAAAGTTGCTGATACCTTTTCTACAGTTATGGGAACTGTAGTTAATGTTTTCACTAAAGTAGTTGATGTTGTAGTTCAAGTAGTTGAAAAGGTAGATAAAACAAGTGGTGGATTTAAAGGTTTAACGGCAGTTGTTTCGGGTTTAATTACTATTGCATTAACACCATTAAAGTTAGTTTTTTATGGTATATCATTAGCTATTGATGAAGCAAAACTTGCTTGGGAAGAATCATTTTTTGGTGATGGTGACCCAAAGACAATAAAGAAATTAAACGAAAGAATTTCAACAACAAAAGATAATATTGTTGAAGTAGGAAAGAATGCAGTAGATGCCGGTAAAAAGGTTGTAACTAATATAGGAACGGCTATTAAAGAAGTTGGTGCAGTTGTAGAAGGTAGTATTGAGGGCGTTTCTAAAATATCAATTAAAAGTGCTTACGAACAAGCAAAGGCAAATGTTCAATTACAAAATACTGCAAAATTAGCTGAAGCACAACAAGCAAGGTTAGTTGAACAATATGATAGGCAAGCAGAAAAACTACGACAAATTAGAGATAACGATTTAATTTCTATTGACGATAGAATAAAAGCAAATGACAAATTAAAAGACGTATTAGACAAACAACAAAAAGCAATGATTGCCCAAGCAGATATGCAAATTGCCGCTGCAAGGAATACATTTGAAATGAATAAAACCATTGAAAACCAAGTTGCTTTGACTAATGCATTAGCAAATAGAGAAGGTGTACTTGCGCAAGTTGAGGGTTTACGTTCAGAACAAATTGCAAATAACATTACTTTAAGCAAAGAAAAAATTGAACTACAACAATCAGAAGTTGAAGGCTTAACAAATTTGGCTATTGAGCAAAAAAAGTTCAATGAAAGTTTAGAAACTGATGCTTTAAAAAGATTAGAAAATCAAAGAATAAATTTAGAAGAAGAAAAAAGAATTGAACTTGAAAGATTACAAGTTAAAATTGATAGTGCTACATTAGGCACACAAGCGAGAATAGATGCAGAATTAGAATACAAAACTAAATCGCAAGAAATAGACAATGAAATAATAACAAACAAAATTGAAACTGATAAGGTATTATTAGAACAAGAAAAGGCAGTAGCAGAAGGAAAAAAAGCAATTCAAGAAAGCACATTTGCGGTTGCTGAGGGTGGCATTAGTTTGTTAAAAGGATTGTTTGAAAAAAATAAAGCTATTCAAAAAGGTTTGTTATTAGCTGAAAGTGCGGTGGGTATAGCAAAGATTGTAGTTTCAACACAAGCGGCTAATGCTGCTGATACTGCTGCTGCTGCGTTAATGGGTCCGGCAGGTGCTGCTTATTTAGCAACTAAAATACCTTTAAACTATGTAAGTGCCGGTATTGGCACTGCTGCTAATATAGCTGCTACTGCAAAAGCATTAAGTGCTTTGGGTGGAGGTGGAACACCAAGTAAACCGGCTATGGGTGGCGGTGCTTCGGGTGGTGGTGGCGCACCACAATTCAATGTTGTTGGAAATAGTGGCGTAAATCAATTAGCGCAAACATTAGGTGGTCAATCAGAACAAGCACCAATTCAAGCATTCGTAGTAGCAAATGATGTAACAACTGCTCAAGGTTTAAATAGAAATATTGTAAGCAATGCTTCTTTAGGTTAATGTTGGTTAAAAGTATCACTAACTAATAAAAACGAACTTAGTGATAGTTATTTAAAACAAATTAGAATTAATTTAATTTTTAAAAAAAAGTACAATGAAGAAATTAGAAACTATTTATTTAGATATAGACGAACAAAATATTCAAGATGGAATTGATGCTATTAGTTTGGTAAAGTTTCCGGCTATTGAAGAAAATTGGGTTGCATTAAACGAACATAAAGTAGAACTTAAAACCATTGATGAAGATAAACGTATTGTAATTGGTTTGGCTTTAATACCTGAAAAGGATATTTATAGAAGAAATGGTGATTATGAATATAACATTAGGTTTTCAAAAGAAACAGTTCGTAAAGCATCTGAACTTTATTTAAAGAAAATGAAAATTCATAATTCAACATTAGAACACGAAAAGAAAACTGAAGGTGTTTATACAATAGAAAGTTGGATTGTTGAAGATGTTAAACGTGATAAGTCTGCAATTTACAATTTAAATGCAACTGAAGGTAGTTGGGTTGTAGTTCAAAGAATAGATAACGATGAAGTTTGGAACGATGTAAAAGAAGGTAAATATCAAGGTTATTCTATTGAAGGATATTTCAGCGAAAAAGCAGAATTAAATTTACAAGAAAGTAAAGAGCAAGAATTGATTGAAAAAATAAAACAAATATTAATAAATAACAAATAAATAAAATGAGTACGTTAAACAATGTTTTTAAAAAATTAGAGCATACAGATAAAGTTGCTAAAGTTAATTTAGAAAGTCAAAGAGTAGAATTAGCATTATTAGATGATGTTAAAAATGGTTATGATAAAGCAAATCAATTATACAAATCTAATACCGATTTATTAAATAAATATGCTTCTACTTTAGAAAAAGCATTTCAAGATACAGCAAATGAATATCAAAAAGCATTAGATAAATTTAATCAATTAGAAAAGTCAAGTAAAGAATTAGGAATTGATTTGCCACAAGATATAGTTAAATTAAAAGGTTTAATTGATTTTGGATTAAAAGATAGTTTGCAAAGTAAAAAAAATGCAGTTAATATTTTAGCTATTTAAAATAAATACTAATTAATGCTTAACATATTTAAAATGGGAAAGAATAAATACACAAGTCCAAAAGACGCTAAAAGAGGTTGTTTATGTGATGATAGCACATATTCTAAAGAATGCTGCAAAGGTGAATTAATTAATCAAGGTATTGGTTCAACAGTTGCACAAGGTACTTCAACGGTAACAGTTGTAGATGGAGTTAGAACAACAGTCAGAAGTAACGGATAAAACAAATTTATAACAAATATAAATAGTATTAATTTTTAAATAAAAAATAGATGAATCCTGAAGTAAAAAAGATTGGTAATAAGTTATTTGACAAAGTAGAATTGTCAAGTGTAAAAGTAGAATTAGGAGTTGTAGAAGATATTGCTAAAATGATTTCAGATGCAAATTCTTTATTAAGAACATTAGTTGATGATAAAACATTATTAGCAAATGCTGATAAAGCTATTGCAGCAGCTAATGCTAATGCTGATAAAGTAGCAGTTGCATCTGAAAAAAATGTTCAAAAAGCAAATTCTATTTTACCAAAAATTGGAACTATATTAGACAAAGCAGACCAAGCGGCAAAAGGTTTGGGATTAGACAGTAAAGGTATTACCGGATATACTGATTTAGACAAACTTTATTTTGCATTAGAAGCCGCACAAAAAGAAGTCGGTGTAAGTTATAAATTTCAAAATTAAAATAGATGAACGTAGTAAATCAAATTAAAGAACTTTTGGGTATGGAAGTAAAACTTGCTCAAATGAAGTTGCAAGATGGTGTTACTGTTATTGAAGCAGAAGCATTCGAGCCTGAAATGGCAGTCTTTATTGTAAATGAAGATGAAAGAGTACCAATGCCGGTTGGTGAATATATGCTTGAAGATGGCAATATGTTAAAAGTAGAAGTTGAAGGAGTAATTGCTTCAATTGAAATGCCGGAAGAAGAAGCACCTGAAGTAGAAGAAGTAGAAACACCGGAAGCAGAACAAGAAATGACCGCTGAAGTAGCATCACCAAAAAGAGTAGTTGAAAGTGTTACTAAAGAAATGTTCTTTGCAGAAATTGAAAAACTAAGAACTGAAATTGCTGAATTAAAACTTGCAAAAGTTGAAACAGTAGAACCGGTAGAATTATCAAGTGATAACATCGAAGTTTTAACACACAATCCGGAAGCAAAAAACGAAGTTAAATTGAATTTATATTCTAAGAAAAGACAAGCTACAACATTTGATGTAGTTTTGAGTAAATTAAACAAATAATAATAAATAAAAAAAGAGAAAGATGGCAACAGTTACATCAATTACAACAACCTATGCGGGTGAATTTGCGGGAAAATATATTTCTGCAGCCTTATTAAGTGCTTCAACTATCGAAAACGGTGGTATTGAAGTAAAACCAAATGTTAAATATAAAGAGGTAATCAAGAAAATTGCTACTGATGCTATCGTAAAAGATGCAACTTGTGATTTCGATGCTACTTCTACAGTAACATTAACAGAAAAGATTTTACAACCGGAAGAATTCCAAGTAAACTTACAACTTTGTAAAAAAGATTTCCGTTCAGATTGGGAAGCAGTTCAAATGGGATATTCTGCTTTTGACAATTTACCACCATCATTTGCTGATTTCTTATTAGCTCACGTTGCTGCTAAAGTTGCACAAAAAACAGAAACTAATATTTGGGCGGGAGTTACTGCTAATGCGGGTGAATTTAACGGATTTACAAGATTACTTACTTTAGACGCTGATTTACCGGCTGCTCAAGAACTTGCTGCAGATGGAACTAAAATCACTGCTGCTGCAACAGTTATCGGTGAACTTGGAAGATTAGTAGATGCTATTCCGGCTACTTTATACGGTAAAGAAGATTTATACTTATACGTTTCACAAGCTACTGCAAGAGCATATGTAAGAGCATTAGGTGGTTTTGGCGCATCAGGTTTAGGTGCTAACGGTACAAACGCAATGGGAACACAATGGTTCAACAACGGTTCACTTTCATTTGATGGAATTAAAATCTTTGTTGCTGAAGGTTTAGCACCAACTGTAGCTATTGCTGCTCAAAAATCTAACTTGTATTTTGGAACCGGTTTATTAGCTGATAACCAAGAAGTGAAATTGATTGATATGGCTGACATTGATGGTTCACAAAATGTTAGAGTAGTAATGAGATTTACTGCCGGTGTTC